CTCTTATAGACTTTATAGGCGGTGAGCTACCAACTAAATTATCTCCAAACTTGCGGTTCACTGCCGGCAATATTGTTGATGTTAAATCAATAGCGACAGTTAATTCTACTGTCGAAAATGTAACTACTAAATACACCATAAGTTATCTAGGAGAAACAGACAGGAAAATTACTTTTTCAGGAAAGGCTCCTGATTTAACAAACGGTGGCTATACTAGTAATATAAGTAAAAATTTCTTGTCTTATACCTTCCATAATACAACAACATACAGAACAGGGAATAGCAGCTGTACTTTAACCGTAACAATCGCAGGTAATGAAAAATATAAAAGCGAGAGCGCAACTATCACAATAACTGGTTGCTACAATGATTTCTTTACAGTTAATAAGAGCTACACGCCGAAATAAAAGTTTTATACAAGGAGAAATTTATGGAATGGGACAGGCAATCGGGCGAAAGTTATCCGGCGTTCGAGGCGTTCAAAATTTATCTGAACTTATCCCCTAGAACATATCAGAAGGTAGCGGACGCGGTTGACAAAAGCTTGACGCTGATTAAACGTTGGGCGAAAAATCATCACTGGCGCGACAGAGCTGACGCTTGGGATTCCGAATTGCAACGCAAATCAATGGAAAAAGTCGCTGACGAATACGCCGCGATGATTGCTCGGCACATTAACGTTGGTAAGCTCCTGCAAGCAAAAGCCGCTAACGCTATTTCGCAAATGGATTTAGCTAACTTGCCGCCTAAATTCCTGCCCGCCTTAGCTAACATGATTAAAATTGGTGCGCAACTCGAACGCAACGCCCGCGAACTTAATAACGAAGGCAACACTTCTGAAAATTTATTCGCTGAAACGCTCAATAAAATCTACGAAAACCATATCGACGATTAAGGGGGTGAGAGCATGGCACTAACTGAAAAACAACGGCGTTTTGTGGACAATTACGTTATCACGGCGAACGCGACAGAGGCGGCTAAACGTTCCGGCTACTCACCTAAGCACGCTTACGTTATCGGCAACGAAAATTTGCGCAAGCCCGAAGTACGCAAAGCTATCGACGAGCGGCTTGATAAACTTGCAAGCGAACGCATTGCCGACGCTAAAGAGGCTATGGAGTATTTAACCAGCATTATGCGCGGCGAAAAAAAAGAAGTTGTCGTCACTCAATCGGGCAAGAAATTTGAAATCCCGCCTAAAATCTGCGACCGCAACCGCGCCGCCGAACTTATTTTGAAAGTTCACGGCAAGTTTAAAGACAAGGTCGAAGTCGAAATGAGCGGGGCTGATTTATTCGTTCAGACGCTAGAAAAAGTCTGGTCTAATCAAGGCGAAGAAAATGCTAGAGAAAACTTTAGCGGCACTGAAGGATAATCCGGTTCTGTTCGTCAAAGAAATATTAGGCGCAGAGCCGGACGAGTGGCAAGCACAAGCATTAACCGCCTTAGCTAAAGCACCACGAACGGCAATTCGTTCAGGGCACGGCGTCGGCAAAAGCTGTATGCAAGCTTGGGCGTGTTTATGGTTTTTATTCACGCACCCACGCGCTAAAGTCGTCGTGACGGCTCCGACAATGCGGCAGTTGTATGATGTTTTTATGTCGGAGGCGAGCAAATGGCTTAACCGGTCGAAACTCCTAAGCGATTTATTTGAGTACACTAAATCTAAAATCGCGTTCAAAGCCGCGCCCGCTGAATGGTTTTTGGCGGCAAGGACGGCGGCTAAGCCAGAAAACTTAGCCGGATTCCACGCTGACCATTTGCTTTTCGTTCTTGACGAGGCAAGCGGCATTGACGATTCTATTTTTGAGGTTGTGGAAGGCGCGTTGACCGGCGTAAATAATAAATTGCTCATGTGTTCAAATCCTACGCGCAATTCGGGATTCTTCAAACGTGCATTCCATGAAGACCGCGAACTTTATCACACAATGAAAATTTCTTCGGCGGATAGTCAGCGCGTTTCAGATGATTATTGCCAGCGACTTATCAAGCAATACGGCGAAGATTCAGACGTTGTGCGCGTGCGCGTGTTCGGCGAATTCCCTAAGGCGGAAGCCGACGGGCTTATCGCGCTTGAATACGTCGAGGCGGCGATTGCTCGTGAACCGGTTTATCTGGGTGATTTGGTTATCGGCGTGGACGTCGCACGTTTCGGCGATGACGAAACCGTTATCTGCCCGCGTATCGGCAACGCCGTTTTGCCTTTGACTAGATACCGTAAAGCCGACCTTATGACAACTTGCGGCAGGATTATTCATATCTTGGAAGGGCTAATGAAAAAGCACGGCAAGAAAACCGCTAAGATTAACGTTGACGATGACGGCGTGGGCGGCGGCGTGACGGATAGGCTTCGCGAAGTGCTCAACGAAAAAAGTTTATCCGTGACGGTCACCGGCTGTCATAACGGCGGCAAAGCCCGCGATAGTCATTACGCTAATTGGGGCACTGAAAGTTATTTCGCGCTCCGCGATAGATTCAACAGCGGCGAAATTATGTTGCCACGCGACGACGAATTGACTGCACAACTAACGACTAGAAAATATTCGCTCAACAGTCGCGACCAACTAATTTTAGAGCCGAAAGCCGATTACAAGAAAAGATTCAAGCGTTCACCCGACAGGGCGGACGCTTTAGTTTTAGCTTTTGCTCCGGTTATGACATTTTGCCCGCCGCCGGTTATGCCGCTCGTGCAATCCTATTGGCGACGTTAATTTAATTGGAGGTGATAATTTGAAAAAATCTTTGATAACTTCGTCGCTTAGTCAAGGTGCAAGGAATAAGAAAAGAAAAACGGTTAATTACATTAACCCCGACACAACCAACGCTCAATTAAAAGTTTTCTCCGAATTGGCTAACGCGCTAACGACTAACCAATATATCACCGCCGACGTTGTCAAAAAGTTTAACGTCAACGAGTTAGACGAGGCAGACCTTTCCGGCAGACCCATTCCGGAACTTTCCTTAAACTACTGGGATTATCTCGACCCGATTTATTTTGCTAGCATTTCTTACGCTGGTGACGGAGTGCTTGACACTTCAACAGGAACGATTGTCGGCGGAATGTTGGCGGTGCTCGCGCCCGACGGCAATTTTAGTGGCTGCCTTACTGCGACCGGCACTAATGATTACGCGCCAGCGCAATTAATGTTCACGCACGTGACTGAAGGCTTTATACAGGAAGTCTCTAAACCGGCACCAACTTTGACGCTCGGTGAATGGAATAAGGCTAACGACGTTTATACCGCGCTAATTACCTACGACGGCGACGGTGACCTTTCGACGTCCGAAGGCGCGATTATCGGCGGCACTATGCTGACTATCACCGACGCTGACGGCGATTTTTCCGGCGTTATCACTGCCACAGAGGGCGAAATTTATGCCGCGTCGTCGCTCAATTTCAGCTACATTACCGAAGAATCAGAATCTGGCACAGAGCAACAGACGCAGACTAAGATTAAGCCGACACTACAAATTAAAAATTGGACGGCTAAACCGCCCGCCGCTAATGCCTTCGTTGAATACGACGGCGACGGCGAACTTTCCTTGAGCGTCACCAACGCGGAAGGTAGCACAATCACTTACGATAACAATTTGATTGTTAATGACGTTGGCGACAATATTGCTTATGGCGTCGTCCGAGCCAGCGAAACTGATAATTATCAAGCAGCAGAAATATCTTTCTGCTACAACGCAATGGATTACACTAAACCGCAACCGATACTCACTCTAGGCGCGTGGGATAAAGCTGATACAACTTACACCGCTAGTTTATCTTATTCCGGCGACGGGCGGCTCCGAACGACGACCGGCACTATCGACGATAACGTTTTGACGGTGGTTGACGACACCGGCGTTTTTAGTGGCGTCGTGACTGCGGCAGAGGGTTTGAGTTACGCCGCAACCAGTTTGCATTTTTATTACACTGCCGCCAGTACAGATTCTGGCGGGGTATCTGCTGTCGACTGGCAAGACGTTTTCACTGACGGCGCAGTTTCTTCAACCCTTAACTTTACCGACATTTTCACGGACGGCGCGGTCTCGTCTACACTCAATTTGAATTACATCTTTAAAAGCGGTGATTCTACTGCGATTGATTGGCAAGACGTTTTCGCCGACGGTGCAGTTTCTTCAGCACTTAACTTAAATGAAATTTTCACTGGCGCGGCTAGTAGCACATGGACGCCGGAACTTATTAGCTATATTTTTGATTGAGGTGAGCATAATGACAGATAGTGAATTGA